CACTTGACGCCCTATCAAAATCCCACTCATTGACCTTTAATGTCATTTTGGCCATTTCATCACGAGAATAAAAGGGGCTTGCCAGCTTTAAATCATTTAAATAGCTTTCTTTGAATACCTTATTTCCAGTTTCAATATACGCTTTTTTGTTTCTATCATAAGACATTGTTGCGGTAGATTTTGCCAAATCTGATGTCTTTCCCCTGAAAGCCGCACGTATATGATGGGCATTGTTATCCAACGCAATCTTATATGTTTGTCTGAAATGATCCGCATTCATTTGATTTGTAAAACCAGAAGCAACAGAATCCATGAGCTCGTTGTTTCTTTCAAGCAATGATTTCTCGGCCTTGTCAATGTCTGCCTGTGTTTGATAGTCAGTATATGTCTGAGCATCTTCCAAAAGGCCAGTCATCCCACGTTCAAGTTTTTCTTTCCCGTCCAATGTTTCGGCATCATTTTTAATTTTCTGCCATTTGACTGCAAGATCTTTCCCGACTTCGGCCATCTTGTTCATTTCGCCCCACAATGGATTGTCAACGGGGCTGACAGTGTTAGAGGGTGTTATATTCCCCCGACTGTGATAAACTGGTAATTGTGCCATCTTTTGACTCCTTTAAGTTGTTTTTGTGCCTGTATTTGTTCCGCTTCCCCAATACTGGTTATAGGTTGCATAGCTTGATAAAGCGCTTGTTCCTGCACCCATAAGCCCACCAAGGAAAGCAAGACGTCCCGAAACTTTGGCCGCTTTTGCGTTGTATGCAGCATTGACTTGATTTGTGCTGATGTTGTATTTCTGACGGCTTTCTTCCAATCCCAACTCTGTAATGCTTTGGCTTAAACTATCGGCGACAGATCCTGACACCTTGACGCCACCAGCTGCCGCTTTGGCTGTCAATTCGCCAACAAGCTGAGTCCGTTTCGTTTGATATTCTTCGGCCAGTATTTTCTTTTGTTGCTCCATTTGGGCAATTTGAAGTTGAAATTGCCGAGATTGTATTTTAGCGTTGGCTTTCGCTTGCATACCCTGTCCAACACTGGACATGACCTGCATCCCTGCGGCCGCTGCAAATGCTGCTCCTGCTCCCATGTTTTACCTCACTTATCTACTTCGTTTATAATCGGCGCAATGGCCAAGACATTCATAGGCAATGGCTGCGATTGTTCAACAGTAATTGACGCATCCCATACCCATCCTTGATTAAATTTTATGTTCGGTAATATGCCCGTGTATAGCTTCTCAGGCGTTCCAAGTTCCGTTATAGGCTGACGATAGGTTATTTGTTGTAAATGATCTAAGCTACCACCAACGCGACAACCGGATGTATTCCAAACTCTCATTGAAAGTTCATTGACACGCTTTCTTTTACCAATAGCCGTTCCTGTTTCGCTTCCTGCTTCAAGCGGCATCAGCTTGAAATATGATTGATACCCAAGACCGACAATAATATAAAAAGCGTCAAGTTCAAGTGTAATAGCTCCACTTGATACTGTTTGTGGTGTTTGCACCGCTCCATCTGCAAGTATTTGCACTTCTTCGCCTTCCAAATGAGAAAGGCCTGAAAGCGATTTGACGCTCACGCCCCAATATCCGCCAGCGTATGATGTAGCGCCAAAGTCTTTTTTCACTTTTGCACTGACAACAGTATCGGAAGTATAGGCTGTAATTGTTGCTTCGCCGACAATGTTCATTTCATCATCGACAACACGAATCCGACGTCCAACCATCTGTGAAGAGAAAACACTTGATGATGCAGTAATTGTGATGTTCCCTGTTTTTGCTGACAACGTCAAAGAAACGCCTGTTGTGTTATCAAAGGCGTCATAATTCAAACCATCCCGAACATACCAGCATTTGTCCTGAATATCCGGCGTAATAAGATTTTGTATGCGTTCAATATGACGAACAGTTGTCCCGTTTATAACGCGGCGGACAATCATATACACTTCATCATAAAGGCCATTATAAGACGGGATTGTTTCAACGCTTTCAACAAATCCGTCTGGGTATTCCAACAAAGCCCATGCCTGCACCTGCTGATTTGTTTCCAAAGTCAATACGGCAATTTGACCATCCTCACGCAAACACCAAAGAACGCTGTCTGGGTTTTTCTGATATGCCACCTCGACCAAAGGACTTTCTAACAAGTGCTCAGAGTAAAGTGAAATATCAACGGCCTTGTATGCGTCCAAATAATAGTCATAGGTAAATTGACGGATTTTCTTTCCTGTTCTTTGGACAAAGTGGATCATGCTGTCAACGGCTACCGGCTGAATATCTTCTGACCCCCAGTTAGATCTTGCACGAGCGGATACGTCTGTCGGTGTAATGCCTGAGTCATTAGATCCTTTTACCACAAATTCGTTTCCGTATGTCCCAACCAGTAGGAAGTTTTGGCCAGTAATCCAACGAATATCTGACCCATCCCCGCAAGCGTTTGTGGCCAATTCAATGTTGATGGCTCCGCTATCCTCATTATTCAGTGCGGGTGTAAAATCCTCGTATGCGTATGGCTGAGATCCATAAATGTTTCGGGGGCTGTTAGGTGTCCGTCCATAATATAGACGTCCGTCCATCAAGCCAATAGCAGATGGGAATCCTCTGTGTTTGCTCCACGCTCCTTCGCCCCATAACTTTGTCGCTGACGTCGTGGATAATTTCCATTGCACCTGAGCCGTAACGTGGGTTGAATCTGTAAAGGCTGTAATCTTGAAAAAGCCTTGTTTTTCCACATTATCAACAGTTGTTTTTCCACCCAACCACCAATAAGAGCCGACGTGTTTTGAATTGAATATGGCAGAAGATGCCGAAACTGTAATTGTCCCGCTATCCCCGCTCGCCATAAGTGTCGTGCTTGTAATGTTTTCATCCAAGAAAGGCGTGCATTTAAATGTTGTTTTTTTGAGCTCCCAGTTATTCGATGAATGCCGGATGAGCTCCAAAGGCTCGTTCGTATTTCCAGCGTCATCTTTATAGACTATTTTAATAACGTCATCCAACTGGACATATTTAATCGTTTTTAATTGTGCTTGCGTAAATGTATTTGATACTTCATAAATATCGTTATTGTTATCAACGACATATCCGCCATTGTTAAAGAAACGGAAATACCCAGCGCCACACTCGATAATATAAGAATCTGTTGCAGAGAAAACGAATTTTAGCAAGCGAGCCTTACCGTTTCCTTTTGTGCTTGTGATATATTCAGATCCTGCCATGCGGGACACAACACCATAGGGGCGCACCCAACAATTTCGACATTTGTCAAGACATGCTGTATATGGATCTACGTCCACACGCCCAAACATTAAAGGGCTGACTTCGCCTCGTGCAAATGTAGGATAAACTGGACTAACTCTTGCCATTGATTACCCCCTTATAGAATTTACCCAATAATCATCTTTAACCTGATCAGAAGATTGTTCTTTTGCGTTTTTCGATTTAGCAATAGGCAAAAAATGACTTTCGTAAAGGTTTAAAAGTTCCATTTGTTTTGATGCGATATTTGTTAAATCGAAGCACATATCATGTGCTAATCTGTATGTAAATGCATCAATGAAAGATGGGGAATAAAAAGAAGGATCCGTGCATAAATATGTATAGAGCACACTCACACTTGAAGAATTGCTTTTGATATATTGCCCTTCGATTTTCAAATCGTCAACGTTTGAATCAAATATACGGACACAATCTGAGGGCTTTTGGAAATAGTTGCCACCACCCCAAACGGGATCTGTGGTAATCCTGTTTAAGTTTGCTCTTTTCAGGGCGAAAGACCAAGGACACTCGGCAAGAATGCTTTTTAAACTATCGTCATAAACATTTGAAGCGGCTTTTGCTTCCTCTGTATTGTCCGACATATTGACGATTTTATTTGCACCCAATAACGCAAGGGCGCGATTTACGATAGATACTTGGCTCATTTTGTTGTTTCCTTAAAAAAAATAAAAGGGGCGAGTTTCCCCGCCCCAGTTGGTTAGGCATACAACACGGTAAAGTGAATTTTACCTGTTGCAGCAGCTCCGCCGATCGTAGCAATAAGCAGGTCATCCCCTGCATTTGTTCCGATGCGGTAGCCTTTACCAGCAACACCCGCTTTAATTTGAGCGGCAGAAGACGTGCTGGCGGCGGCGGCGTATAAGTCGTCGTCATAGCTATCGCCAACTTTTAATGTCGTGCTGGCACCCAAAGCGGCAGTATCCACGATTACATCATGGACAACGGCGCCTTTTGGTAATTGACACAAATTGATAATTGTGCCAGAGGCAGTGGAAGCAGCTGTATATTCGCCAGAAACCACTTTCAAAGGAGCAAAGCCGATGCCTTGATCCAATGCCATTTTCCCAGAAGCCTGAGCTTCATAGGTTGTAGAATTTACAGTCGTCATAGTCTAACTCCTTTCATTCCTAAACAACTACGGTTTGATCGCATAAAACTTTGACCACTTTTGCTTCTTCCAAACGGCCAGCACCACAAGAGATCTCGTAGTAGACTTGTTTGGAGTAAGACAAATCTTCACGTTCGGACATGCGTAAGAACAAGTCTTCCAACATACCGAAGCATACACCTGTCTTATGGAAAGCATAGCAACTGGCAATGTTTGAAGCAACGCTCACGATGCCATCAGGCAACCAGACGAATTTGAAGCCCATGAAGGTATCAATATCTCCGGACACCAAAGCGCGGACATTGTTGTAGTCAGCGGATGTCGTTTGCGTAACGCCCAATAATTGTTCTTTTTCAGTTGCACTCGCGACAAATGTGCGGTCGCCTTGTGGGACACCAGCGGCATCCAACAATTTAGCAGCACGGCGAATTTTAGCCACTGTCAAGCCAGAGTTGCTTCCGCCCAAGTTGACGGCAACTTCTTGACCAGCAGGGAAAGAAACGGCTTTTGAGCCTGTTTCGCCACGATAAGCAACGCCACCCAAAGCACCATAAATGACTTCGTCAATTTTGATACCAACGGACGATTGAATACACACACTCGCCATTGAGGTAGGATCTGCCAATGTTTGCAATTCCAAAGAGCGATCCAACACACGGGCGTCATTGTATGTAGCAATATCAATGCGTGTCCGAGATAAGTTCGGATCATTCTGAGGTGTCGCAGCATTTGCGCTTGTTTTAGCGGACATTGACCAAGTTCCAATTTGATCTTGGTAGAAGGTTTTTCCGGTAATACCTTCTTTTTTAACGAACACTCTGTCATACAACATGGAGCGTTCTTGACGAGCCAGAGGCAGAATTATTGAAGAATAAGCCTGTGTTCTGACATCATACTGAGTAGTATTTGCCATGGTATTTTCCTTTCATATTTGGCATTAAAAAAATCCGCTAGGGTCATTCCTAAACGGACAGTTTGAGCGCCTTATCCGACAAGTCGGGGGCATTTTCTAAAAAAGGGGGCTTTTAACGGCTTATCCCATCATCTGCATTAATGATTGCACGTAAGCAACACGTTCCTTATGTTCCTGTTCAGAAACAAAAGTTTGATTGTGCTCCTTACACCATGCTGGATTATTGCGT